ACTCCATTAGTGGCCCCAATCAAAATCCCGGTATTGTCGTTTGTGCGAGAATAGCACGCATTGTGGATGTCGTTATCGCCCATTGCCCCATCATTACACGCGAGGCCTATCTCCAAAAATTTTGTAGTTCCGTTTCCTGTAAGCCCGGCACTCTGGCTGTAGTCGCCGGAAACGAAATTATGATTTGTGTCTGTTGCAAACGGCCCCCCGTTTTTTAATGGAGCATTGACCGCAAGCAGCCCGTCGCCGGCATAAATGCTGTGCCTGACCAGTCTGTTCCAAACCCCATCTTTCATTAATCCGTCAATATATCGTCCTACTGCCGTCTGTGTCCCAGCACCAGTTACGTTGCTGCCTTGCCCCTGAACCCGAGATACCCAATCGTCGAGAGCCGCTTGTGCGGCGGCACTAATACCCGCGCCCGAAGAACCCGTCACCCCGGGGGCTCGCCTGTTAATGTTCGGATTCGGCATTTAGTCTTGCAGGATTCCGTATATCAACTGCACGTCAGAAGTCGCCGCGTATGTTGGTGTCCCCGTAGTGACGAGCGCCGCATACAGGCTGGTGGAGCTATCCGCCCCTTTCAACGCGATGCCGAGGCCCTTGATTGTCGCGACAGCTTTGCTGTTGATGGTGATGTAGTCTGTCGCTGCAATCGTTACGTGCGCTAGGACCTTCAAATCATCGGTGCTGAAAACAAACGCCGCATTGTCGGTGATTGTCGCCGCCGCTGGGTTCGAGTCGAAGATAAAAAGCTCCATCGCAGCCTTCTGATTAGCCCGGTCGAGGATCTGTATCGACTCAAGGATTCCCGAACCGTTAGACGTGCGTAGCGCCCCTGTGATGGTCCGCTTTCCCCCGACTGCGTCGCCTGCGGTGTATGCAGGGGTAGTGCTGACGGCGGTGGTGTCTTTGATCGCTACTGTGTATCCGCCGACGTTATTCAAGCCCGCGATTTGATCGCTAGCGATAACTACCGGGACACTGGCGGCTGCCGCAGCTTGCCCAACTGAAGGAATTTTGTTGACTGCCGTTAGCACTCCCTTGGTGGCTGCTATCAGGCTCGCACTAGATGCCGGGTTCGTGACTGCTGCATCCGCCACTGCTCCGAGATTGGTGTTTGTAGTATTGTCGGCTGTTAGCACCCCCTTGAGGGCGGCGATGATTGTCGCGTCGCTTGCGGGATTAGTCACCGCTGCGTCGGTCTTGAAACCTTCGGCGGTCTGAATTGCGTTGAGGTAACTGAGGATTCCTTTGGAGATCCCGATAAGCGTTCCTGAAACCGCTGGATTGGTGATGAACGTATCGCCCGTCGCACCGAGCGCAACGTCTGCGCCGTCCGCAATCGTCACCGCGCCTGCGCTGGTGAGACTGCCACCGACGACCGTGGCATTGATGTTGCCAGGGATGTTGATTGTTCCGCCGGAAATGTCGAGACCGTCGTTAAGTTCCCCGAGGATCTTGCGGAGGATGTTGTTGTCCGAGTCGCCTGGACGAAAAATGTTTTCTGGGTTTGCCATAAGTTTTTAGTAAAAAAGGGCGGCGACGTTTTAGCATCGCCGCCCGTTATTTGTCCCCCGTCCCCGAATTGATTAGAGCGGTCCCAGAGCGCCTGCGGGCACTACCGGCGTGATGACCACGTCAGGATTGCCAATCGAAGGCGTTTCGTCGTCGCCGCAGACCCCGATGTTCACAAAGGTAGCCGCACCAGTGAAGCTGGACGAGTCGGTGTTCGAGCACGCGACAAGCCCCAGGTCGGCCCTGCAACGTTTGTAAAGCAACGGAATAATGTGTTGCGGACGTAAGGGCCTATAAGCACGGGTGATCTGGTATTGATGCCATCCAAAATCCCCGCGTGAATTACATTCGTTGTCAATGACGTAGTGCCATTCGAGTTCGCCCATGTGCAACTGCGGGGCGAATTTGAAGGAACCTTCACCGACGTATTTCTCAGGCACAAGCCGTTCGAAACTTCCGTCCGCAATGAGAACGCCCACTTCGTAGTCGGCGTTCAACCACGCAGGATTCGGTTTCGCGAATGCGGTGCCGCGAGCAGGGTTAGAAACGATTGTCACCGGGTCCACAAGGGCCAGGGTGCCGTCCGGATTGAAGCCGGTGGCGCGGAGAGGCCGTTGGTCAACGCCGAATGCGATGCCGCGATACGCGGGGCTCTGCTCGAACGAGTAGGCCGTAAGGCTCGTCTCGCCAAGTTTATATTGCCCGGTCGTGAGGGCGATCATCACGTTCTGCACGCCGACTTCAGAGCGAAAATACTCGACCTGATCGCTGCCGCCGATGAAGCGGAAGTGAGGCATTCCCTGGTCCTGCGCATACCATTCGCCGAAAAGCACCTCGCGGAGAAATCGGGCGATATAATGCAGGGCCTTGAAAGTTAAGGGGCCAGTCGGAAGCAACGGAGCGAATTTCACGCCCAGGTCGGTTTCCAAACCACCCGTGAAAAGACTGTTGAAGTCGTAATTCGCGTTGGCCGTGAATTTCGAAGCGGATCGCAAGTAGAGTTGCGCCCGGATGTCGGCGTTCACATATTGCGTGATGAGCTTCTTGAGGGAATCCTCAGCCATCACATAGCTGCCCTTAAAGGCCGAATAGCCTTTCTTGACGCAAATGTTCGGGCCGCGACCACGAAAACTTTCGAGACGGATGGAATAGTCCACCGTGTCGGTGAGATCCTGAATGCCTTGCTGCCCACAGATTTCCGTATCACACTGGAAGGTCGGGACTGCCAGAGAATCCCCCGGTGCCGCCTGAAGCTGCACAACAGAGCGAATGGAATCGCTTGTGCCAGAAGGGAATACGCCGCCAGTGATTACACCCATATAGGGCGCGTTTGCCGCAAGTGCTTTTGCAATCGTGCCAACGATGCGATTCACGTCCTTGGACGCCAGGTCACTGATATCTGCCGGATTGTCGCAGAAGAATGCCATAATGTAAAACTTTCTATATCAAGCTTTTCCGAGCTTGCCCGGTCACAGAAAACATTCTCTGTGCAGAATTTAGTTTTACGCTAGGGCCAGAAGCGAAGATTAGGCCGTCCCTGGTGAAGCGATCCGAGGGGATTTTTAAGCTTCGAAGAAGAAGTGACTGATCCGCAGGTTTATGTCAACCTATTTTTTCAGGTAGTCAATGGCTTGCTGAAGTCTGAGGGGAGAGTCTTTGAAAAACCCGATACCCATGTTACACCGCACACAAAGCAGCCCACGAACTTTTTTCGTTTCATGGCAGTGGTCGAGGTGGGGTTTCGGGCCTAGTGGATCTTTACAAATTGCGCACTGCCCCTTCTGTTCGTCCAGAAGTTTTTGAAACTGTTCTAACGTGACTCCGTATCTTACCCGTCGCAACTCCCCGGTGTTCCTTCGATACTCTTGCCGATTTTGAATCAGTTGTTTTTTATTGGCGGGGTAATACTCATCCCATCTTTTCTGATTGCAGGCTTTACATCGGTATTGCCGCCCATCAGGGGCATTTTTATCTTTCGAGAACTCTGCAAGCTTTTTATCGTCGCCGCACTCGGAGCAAGACTTGGTCTCCGCACTCATTGCCCCGCCTCGATTTTCTTGATCTCCGCGTCGATCATTTCGCGGGTGATTTGTTTTCGGAATTCATAATCAAAAAATCGTCCGAAAGTCTCATCCATTTCCGCTGAGATCTCTTTGTCCATTTGCACGTCCATAGCTTTGTCAAAGGCGGCTTCGTCGCCCGTCTCGGTTTCCCAGACGACATCAAACGCCGCTTCATAAATCATGTCGTAATACGCCGCCCACCATTTTTCCCAGGCGGCGTTGAAAATACTGTCGTGGTGGATTTTTCCGAGCCGGTCCAGGGCGATGTCGAAGGGGTCGGGTGGGACGCTCGACAGGTCTGGTCGTGTAAACACCACGTCCAGAGGACCCGCCGCTGTTGCCATTATCAATCCGTCGCTTTTAGCGCTCATGTCGCCCGCAACTTAGCTTCGATGGCGGCGTATGTCAAGCGCAAACCCTCCCGCAGCGGAGTCCCCGGCTCCCACCCAAGCACCTGTTTACACAGCGTATTGTCGCTCGCCCGCGCCTGGACGCCTGTCGCTTGATCGGTCTGATAGACCCGTTCGAGTTTCGTCCCCGCGATCTCTTCGATGATGTCGAGCAGTTCGTTGACAGAAACGCATTCGGTGCCGCCGAGATTCATGGGACGATATGCGAAGGGGTAGGCGTCCATCAACCGCAGGCTGCCTTCGACGGCATCGCCGACA